GCAGCAGCCTCCTCAGCGCTCTCAGGAGCCGCCTCCTGCCCTTCAGCGTGAATCTCAGGCTCTGACAGCACATCGCCCTCAAGCGGCTCCAGCGGCCCCTCCTGCGGCGCTGTCTGGGGCGTCACCTCAAGGTCGCCATCCTGCCCCTGCTTCTCAGCAGCAATCCGCTCAATGGCAAACTGGACCCCGGTGCCCACCATCGACATGCCGCCACCCGCAGCGCCACCCAGCAGGGAGCCGTAGCCGATGCGCTTCATGGCTTCAGGGTCTCGCGCTACAGCCAGCGCTGATTGCATGATGGGAAGCTCGTCTTCGCGGAGGTGCTTGGCGATGAACTCGCCACCGAAGCCTTGGACGGCCTCGACTCCCATCTCCTCAGCGCCCTCCTTCAGCATCGGCTTGAGCAGGGTCTGCACCAGCGATCTCCTGAATGCACCGCCTGACGCCTTGTTGATGCGATTCAGCACGCCACCGATAGCACCAAATCCCTCGCTGGTGCCAAAAAGCCCGCCCCACGCCGCTGCACCCCAGGAGGCATCCTCATCACCTGTCTCAGCGAGGTGCGTGTAGAAGGCTTCTGCTGCACCAGCGTAAGCGCCAATTCCCGCTAGCGCTGTCATCGTTACCGCGCCGGGCGCACCAGCAACAGCGACAGGCGCAGCCATTACACCAAAGACAGCGCTGCCGCCCAGGGTCTCAGCAAGGTCGGGGACAAAGCCCTCCTGCCCAGAGTCGAGTTCGTCACCCGTCTTCTCGGCCTGATTCCCAATGACCTTCAGCCACGCTTTCCAGTCAGCACTGACAGTGCCATCGGGATTGAGCGCTACCTCGATAGGCCCGGTCATCTCTTCGCCAATGTCAGCAGCAAACTTTGCCATCTGACCATAGGTGCGTGCAGCACCAGCGCCAAAGTCACCCACAGCGCCACCTAGCGAGTAGCCCTTTAGCCCCAACCAGCCGGTGTCAGGGTCGCTGCCCTTGGCGCTGATCTTAGGGGCGGCGGGCTGCTCTTCAAGCTGATCCCACCAGTCATCAGAGACAGGGGCAGCGGGCTCCACCGTGGGAGCCTGGACGGGAGCCTCAAGCTCGCCCCACCAGTCTTGATCCTGTGCCATTACCTAGATCCAGTGCGCCCCACTCGCTGCGTGGTGCCGGGTGCTGCCTGTGTTCTAGGATCAGTAGGCTGACGCCCATTGATGCCAAGTTGCTGCGACATCTTCGCCCTCGCCTCAGCGATGGCTTTGCCAACACCAATTGGAATGTCGGTTCGCTTCAGCCCGATATCGCTGGGCTTCATGCCATTGATGAGCGCCAAGGTCAGCGCTTTGGACTCCTCGCGGGGCAAATCCATCCAAGAGGTGCCACCGTGGAGTTTGGCGACAGTCTTCTTGCCAGAAGCGATGGCATCCTTGCGCTCAGGGCTGGGCTCAGCGTCAGGTTTGCCAGCAGGCGGCGTGGTGCCAGGGCCGGGGACAGCGCCGGGGGAGGGGGTGCCAGCGCTGCGGTCGTAGCGAGGCGTCGGGTTGTCGCTGAAAGCGTTGCGCCTAATACGCATTGCCATCTTCCAGTCGGGGCTACCAATGAGGCCCTGGCTGGCATGTACCTTCTGACCGGGATACACCCAGACGGAGATGCTAGGGCCATCCGGGTCAGCGGGGTTGTCCATGAACTCCGCTTTGAGTTCAGCCTCGTCCTGAATGGCACGCTTCTCGTCGGCGATGCGCGAGCGCTCCTTCGCAACATAGCGTGCTGTATGCCCAGCAGCCTTGGGATCAGAGATCGCTAGCCACTGCCCCTTGCCCTCATCAGGACTGATCTTCTGAGTGCGAACATCAGAGGAAATCCTCAGTCCATCGCTAATCATCGTGCCAGACATGTTCTCTGTGAACGTGCCTCGGATATATGCATCAAAGCCGTCCGCAATCGTTTGGCGCTGAACGTCGGCCTGCTGCTCCTCCACCATCTTTTCGACGGCATCCTCTGACTTAAGCACGCCCTGCATACCCTCGGGCGTGGGATCCTCCAGGTACTTCTCAACAGCAGCAATGTGCTGGTCAAGGATCTGGTTCTGCGCTTCGTCAGGCAGCACATCCTTCATCCTGGCGTAGTTGCGCAACTTGGTGGCAATGCCACCAGCCATCTTCATCCTGGCGTTGGTGTCCTCGGACTCCTTGAACTCGCCAAGCAGCGCCTTCCTGTCAGCAGGGCTGAGGTTGGGGAAGATGCCATCAATCGCTGCACGCTGCTGCTGAGCCTTCTGCTCCGCTGCCTTGATAGAGCCAGCCTCAAAGCCAAGGCCACCCATCGACCGGATGATGTTCTCGCCCACACCACGGGTGATGCCAAACTGCTCAGCCTTCTTGATGTCGCTAGGGGTAGCCACGCCACCACGGCGCAACTCGTCAAGTTCCAGCCGTGCAGCACGTTCGCTGTCAGCACGCTGCTGCTCCTGCTGCTGACCCTGAGCGCGAGCGCCTGCGAGCTTCAGTTTCTCCTGTGAGAGACGCAGCATCTCATCCTTGCGAGCGTTCTCCCTCTTCTGTTCCATCGTCTCGCTAATGGCACCACCAATGGCACCTAGCGCACCGATGGTGGCAGTTGTCGAAGAGGGGGCTAGTGTGATAATTACCATTGGTCATCCTTCGGTCGTCATCGTGTTAGTCCTTGCCGGAGCCAAACCCTGCAAACATGCCACCGATACCCAACACGGCGTCCAGGCTAGACGGGCCAGCCTGATACTGCACCCCCATCCTGGTGTCGGCAAGTTTGAAGCCCTGCTTCTCGCTGATGGAGCCTCTGCGCTCGAACGCGCCACCCAGCCCCTGCATCAGCCCCGCCGTGGATTGTAGCCCCTGCATCCTGACGTTGGAGCGCAGTGCTCCTAGCCCCTCGTTGATGTTGGCAACGTCCCGCATGTAGCGGCTGTTCTCGCCACCCTGAAGGCTCTCACGGGCACTGGTGCCAAAGCGACCTGAACTGATGAGGCTGTCGTCAATGCTGCCACTGACAGCTTCATGCTGATCCTTGGCAGCAAGCAGGGACGCATCGCCAGTGATCTCATCCATGACGCCGGGGAAACCCTGCGTGAAGGCTTCGAGCGCACTACTAAATGATTCTACCGACTGATCGTATTCGTTGAGTGCTCCATAGCTACCAGTGTAAATGGCATCGAGGGCAGCGTAGACGTTTTGCTCATTCTTTTTCTGAGCGTTCTCCGCAGCCGTCTGCCCCGTGAAGTCTTTCCACCATTTCTTCAGCCCCATAATCCGTCTCCTATACTGCGGGCTTAGCCCTGAATTCTGCTGTGACGCGGGTGATGCGGCCAGAAACCGATGGGCTAATCGAGAAGTTCTGCTCGACGGTGATGTAAGCCACCGGGACCCGCGCACCACCGACTAGGGGTTGCCAGCCTGTGTCCAAAAAGCTGTCGGAGACGTTGATATTGAAGGGCGTGCCGTCCGTGTCAATGTCGCTCAGCGTTCCGCCCGAGTTGCTCGTTGAGTACCGGAGTTGAAGCGTGCCCGTACCCAGTGCTACAGGGTTTACCGCGACATACATCGAGAAGCGAACCTCGTCGTACCGATCCAACTCTACGGGGATGCGATACTGTCCTGCTGTCAGCAGCGGGTCATCGCAAAACTCCACAAGCCCCGAGCCCGTTGAGTCCCAGCCGGTGCTCGAAGTGACGTACTCAAACATCGCCACGGCAAGGTAGGAATTCTCCTGCATCACAAGCTCACCATCGCTGTTGACGCTGCCAGTCGTCTTTAGCGTCACCTTGCGACGGTCGCCTACCTGTGCCACCACCAGCGGCAGTTCGTAGTCGTCGCCACGCTTGGCCGCACCAGCATCCCTACCAGCGCGAGGATCGCCACCGGACTTGTGCTGTTGAAGCATCGGGCTGCGACGGGCACGGCCTGTGACGCCGAGGTGCTGCGTCTGATTAGGCTTCTGTACCATCAGCGCCGCCTCCCCGCTCTAGCAAGTCGCATGTTGCCACTCTCGAATGCCCAGTGCTGACTCACCGTGAAGTCCTGCAACTCGATGTAGAAGTATTCAGCCTGGATCCTAGCGCCCAGGATCTGCGGGCTGCGTCCTGGCTCAAAGCGCCCCTGTGATCGCACAGGCCCCAGCACCCCAGCCTCATCAGTGGCGTACAGTTTCCAGTTGCAGCCGCCCTCGTTGGAGGCCAGCGTCACACGCATCGAGATCATCCTGATCTGACGCTCAAAGCCCTTTGCTGTGAAGGGGCCAAGCAGCACCGTGCTGTTGATAGCGGTGCCATCGTCATCACGCTGGTCCTCATCAACGAACCTGACGTAGCCATCCTCACAGCCGATAAGGAAGCGGCGGTCATCCGGGCTATCGCCATCCAGCGACATCACTGAGCGCGGCTCATGCGGCCTGGTGGGTGCTGACCCAGCCGTGGCAGCGCGATCTTCAGGCCACCAGGATCCTGTCTTCTGTTCCCAGAAGTAGTGCTCCTGCGCGGCGGTGCTGGTGCCCGTCCTCGCAGTCAGGAAGATTTGCAGCCCCTCGCGCCGGTAGTCCCACTGGAGCCTGGCGTTCCTAGCAGTCAGGTCTACGTCAGACAGCCTGCGCTCGATCCATTGCACGGAGATGCGCTCCGGCAACCCGGTGGGGGGCATCCTGTAGACGCCGCCCTCGGTGCTGAAGAAGTAGAGGATGCCATTAGGGTCTCGCGCCCAACTCGCGCCAAACGCCATCCCAATCGTCTGGGATACGTTGTCGATCTCACCGGATGCTGAAAGGGGGTCGCCCGTCAGACGCCAGATGGTGTGGTCGCCCATGAAGAAGAACAGGTCGTCGTTCCACGGGATCAGCCCGTTGATGATGTCCTGCACCTTGCCAGCGTCAGAACTAGAGCCCACCACCGCTGACCGCACGCTCTGCGTCACGATGGCATTACCGAAGTCCCAGTTGAAGGGGTCCCCGATCTTCGACATGAACCAGTCAGAGCCATCATCAGCAGGGCGTGCCATCACCAGCCTGCCGCGATAGGTGGAGATCAGCTTGCAGCGCTCAGGCACCTCACCAGCCGTGGCGATGAAGTCGGTGACAACATCGGTCTTGTCCGAGTAGGTCTTGGCAACCTTGCCATCCACCCAGAACATATTGCCAAACAGCGAGGTGCTCTGGATGAACTCGCCCGTGCTGTCTAGCGCTGCCGCACCGCCGCTCACAGCGGTCCAGGTGCCAGCGCCAGCGTCACCCTCCATGATATTGCCGTTGGCTACCGCGAACGTCTTGTGCGTCCTGTGAGAGCCGCTGGTGACGGTGACATCAAGGAGCCGCGCTTTGAAGCCAGCGGCTAGCGGATAGGCGTCCCCGGTATTTATCCCGATACCGTTACCGTGGCTACCAGCAAGCTCGAAGACGGTGGTGCTGGTGACGGTGCCCACCTTCCACCGTCCGTTAGCCGCCGTGTTCACTAGGTGGGCGTCAACGAAAACGTCATCCCCTTCAACGAACTGGTTTGCCAGGGAGAGGGTGACGACGATGGGCGATGTGTTGGTTGAGCTAGCAATCGCCGTGTGAGCGGAAGGCCCAAGCCCAGAGATGTCGTATGACTTGTAGACGCCGAACGCATAGAGGAACTCGTCCACAAGAACCGCGTCATCGCCATAGTCGGGCCTCACGTTGCTGAGCACGATGCACGTTGTCGCCAACGCCTCGGCGGTCTCCCCGGTGGTTATCAGCGCGAGTTCGTTGCCACCAGTGTCCAGCACCCTGATTTCTCCAGGGCTTAGATATGTAGGCCACGGCACATAGACGTTATCGCTGGAGTCTACTGCGATGCGCAGGTAGTGCTCGACGTTGAGCAGGATGAAGGCTGATGAACTATCCGTGTTGGCCCATATAGCGGTGAAGTCGTTACCCGTTGTCGGCATTGTGGTTCCGATGTCTGACCAGTAGCGGACGTATGCCGCATCCCCACCAGAGAACTTCTCACCCATCGTGTAGAAGTTGCCGTCAGCGGTTAGCGCAATAGCCATCCCCATGCCACCAGTCCCGGTGCCGCTGCCGATACCTGAGACATCTTTTGTGGAAACCCCTGCCAGCAAATCGCCGTTAGCGTTGAACTTGCTGATTCCCTGATTGTCAGTCCCAGCGCCCACGTTCTCATGCCATGTGACGAAGATGTCGCCCTGCTCGTTTACGGCGAGGCATCTAGGGTGCTCGTCATACCCACCGGGCTGATTGAGGAGGCCAAAGGACACGCTGGCGGAGGCCGGTGCCGCAGAGGCGGAAATGCCAGTGTAGACATGGACCTCACCCTCGCTGGCTGTCTCGTCCTGCACGGCCACATAGAGGTCTCCACCCCTAGCGTGCAGGAAGGTGCCATAGCAAACGGTCGTACCTGCGCCGGTAGAGGTCGCCTTCACCAGTGAGAGCGTCCAGTCCAACTCGTAGATGCCAGTGCTGAGGTTGGGCTTGTACTTCCACACCCTAGCGTCAGCCTGCGTGCCACCAGCGGCGATGCTGACGTAGACGTTCAGCAGGTCATCAACGGTGATGCGGCGCAGGTCGCCTGAGATAACAGGGACGCTGACGTTCTGAAGTATCGCGCCACTAGGGCTGAGGATGAAGAAAGCGTTGTTCAGCCCGACGCAGTAGACGTTGCCATCACTCCCTGTCTCGGCGTCAAAGATGGGGTTTCCTAACCCTGTGCCATACAGGCTTGTTGACGCAGGGCCAGGAACAGCAACCTCCCACACCGTCTCGATGTTGGGCGGTAGTCCTCCTGTGGCAGACACCGAGTAGGTGAGTTGCCTGTCATCGGTGACAAGCTGGTTCAGGTCGATGACAGGGTTGCCCGCGCCTGACACCACAGCGTCAATCCACTTGCTTGTACCAGGGCGCTGAGCGCCACGGACGCGACCCGTGCGGCAGTCCATCGACCGCACGTTCTTCCCACTCCTGGTGGTGCTAGGGGGCTGACCGTCGTAGGAGACGTTCTCTGACAGCCCTCGCAGCGGGAAGGTGATGGGGAAGTCGCGTATGGTCAAGGCATTCCAATCCTGTACAGGACTCCAACAATGCAGCCCAAGGTGCCAGCCTCTTTGATGATTCGCAGGCCGTCGTTTGACGCAATTCCAGCACGACCAACCGATGACGCATCTGTGTTGTCGGTGGTGCCCTTGCGCATGTTTGCCTGTGAAAACCCGTTCACGTTCTGGCTAAGCAGGGGGGCGAATCCTACTGTGCGCATCGTAACCTTGAGTTTTGCGTTGTCCTGTGTCCCGCCCGGATAGACGAGACCATCAAAGACGCATCTGGTTCCAGCGGGAACGATGATCTCGTCAACATCGGTCCCGGTCAGGATTGTGACTTGAGAGCCATAGCCGGGTGAGCCTCCAGGGATTCGCATTAGTTTAGCCCTGAACGGTATCCGATGGAGATGCTGAGCGTTCCAACCAACGCAGAGGTCACGATTTGTAGCCCGTCAGAGACGGCAAACCCAAGCGGCCCGCATGACAGGCCGTTCCGCTGGGCATCAGCAGGGCTAAGGTCCACCTGTGTCCACTTGAACACTGAGGTTCCAGCAGCATTCTGAATGTCGATGTCAAGCACGCCCGTCACAACATCGTTGACAAAAACCTTGTCCACAACGCATTTTCCGCTAGTCGCTAGCGAATTTGTGGCCATCGCGGTGATGGGGGCTGAAATGAAAGACCCGTATCCGATGTGACTTGTCATGATTAGCTAGGTGCGTTTACGGTGAAGCGGCTGGGCACTGATGCGTGCTGGCCGTGGCGTCGAATGGATCCTGCGCCACCACGCATGATGCCGTAGGTGGGTTGCCTGCCGCCATCGACACGCTTGGCAGCGATGAGTGATACGTCCTGCTCAAACTCAGCAAGACGCTGTGCCATGCCTGACTCGTCCGACTCAACGCGAGCGCGAGCCCAGTGCTCACACAGCGTGAAGAACGGGCCTTCAAGCGCGTCGAGCAGCGTCAGCGGGTCGTTGTCATCCGTCACCTCAGCCCAGCCAGCTTCATAGAAGCCGGTGAAGGCGTCACGCTCATTGGCGCTAGGGGTTGGGTAGATGGCAAGCAGCGGTGTTACAGGCTCGTAGTTGGGGCTGCCTGTAGGGCCCGCGTGGACGATGGCACCATAGAAGTTGCCATAAGAGGTCACATCGACCTCATTGGTTCGCAGCGTGTTCAGCCGGTCGAGCGACACGAACTCAAGACCGTGGATGATTGCATCCGAGTCTGAGATGGCGCTGCCAGGAACAACCCTCTTGAAGTCGGAGGGGAACGCTACGGTGTTCGTGTCGATGGTGCCAACAGCGTCAGCCGTGGCATTGCCAGGGGCGCTATCCAGCGTCAGGACATCACCACTATGGTTGACGATCTCGTAGAAGTCAGAGGTGACGCTGGTGCCAGCCGTGAGTTCAATCCTGTCGCCAGTGACGCGGGTGTAGTCATCAAGCTCGCTGTTAGCCACCGTCAGCGTAGTGCTGGAAATCGTGGCACCAGTGATGCTGATGCTGCCCCTGAGATCCAGGTGCATCTCAACCTTCTGTCGCCACTTCCAGTAGTGGCTGGAGATCAGGTACTGACCAGCCTGATTCACCAAGTCAATCAGCGGTAGCGCAGGAGGCAGTTCCCCCCCAAGGTTGAATGCCAAGTGGCGTCCTACGTCTCCAACGGTGATTGTCATGTTGTGCCTCGAACGGAGGCCCTACCCCAGCGTCATGCCAGGATAGGGCCTGTTCCAGTGGTGTCAGAGAACGCTAACCGTCAACTGCAGAGCCGAAGCCGTCGATGCCGTCGAACCAGACATCAGCGAAGCCCGAGGGGGCGTCGTCCATCAGGGAGATCGCAATTACCTTGAAGTCCGTGGTGCTAGCGAGGTCCAGCGTGCCATCAACGGCTGCGACGAGGAGAGACCCCTCGGCAGTAGCGCCATCGACCAGCGCATTCACGACACCGCGCAGTAGGAACTCTCCAACGGTGTCAGCAGCGACAACCTCCAGCGCGACAGCGTGGATACCCGCGTGGGTTCCAGCCAGCGTGGTGCTGGAGACCGGTTCGATAACCGAGTTCCAGACCGTGTTGGCCTCGCCAGGGACGATGCTGGTGATCTCGTCCGCAACAGCGGTGAGATCAAGCTGGACATGCTCGCCCTTAGCGAACGATCCAGCAGACCGGTTCCAGAATTTCGCCTTGACAGTATCGGGCTTGACGCCAGTGGCTTCGCCAGAAGAGGGGCCACCGACAGTGAGAAATTTGCTCATGATTTGTTTTCCTTTCTCGCCCTAGTTGCTGGCGAGGGGAGCGACCATGAAGTGCCGGTTACGACTACGCGGGCAAAGCTGCGCGTAGGTGTTGATCGGCATGACATGGGTGGTGGGC